TGATAAAACCGGATTTTAGACAAAACGTATTCTTGGTCACGCACCATTTTCTCATGCATTTCCTCCGGCGTCTTTTTGTTGTTATAGCAATAATAAAGGGCGGAGCCAAATACTAAGATAAAGAGGGCCAATATACTCAGATTGAAAGCCGTCGAATAGGTATTGGTCCTTATTTGGCGACATTTTTGCAGCGTTTCATATAGATAAGAGCGTGTGCTATTTTCGATTAATCTTGGTGGGGTGACCTCCATATAAATTAAGTATACCATTGAAGTATTTGAAATGGACGCATGCCGGGGTTTAGGATAGTCGTCCGCCGGGTCATAATTCTATCTAATAATAGTATAAATGGACCCTGAAGATAATGATATAAAATCATCACGTGAAACGAAGACGCCGCCACCGCAAATTGGGCCGGTCGGATTACCTAGAACGTGGAATGTAGAAGGATTCGATTTGCTCAATATGGGTGGCGGTACGGGCGGTCTCGGTGTCGATATGGGTGGCGGTACGGGTGGTTTCGGCCTCGATATGGGCAGCGCCAGTTCAGCATTATCGAATGCCAAAGATATGACCAATAATGTCACCGGCATCTTTGAAATGGACCTAAATAATATCCAGAGCTCGAATATCAATATTCTCAACTCGTCGTCGATGATTTTATCGCTCATGATTTTAGCCATTGTTTTAATTTGTTATTTTATTGTGTATATTTTCCCATATAGCCTAAATTCGTCTAAGAATTTTATCAGTCTCTTGAAATTTCTAAACGGTGAATTAAATACAGATGCATTCAATGATTGGAACAAAACGACCTTTATGGAAATATTGGCAAGTGCGCGTATGCAAAAGCTCGTTATTTTCATCGCCCTATTCGTCTGTCTTTCCTTTTTCCTCGTTTTCTTTGTTTATGGCGTTTTGTATGGGGGTGCTAAAAATGACAACTATACTAAGATTTTCTCTATCTTTGCGTCGATATTCTTCACCATTGTTTTGCTGACCTTTTTATTGATAGACATGAGCAATTTCTTAGTCGAAGTATTTGAAAATACCATCGGATATTTTTTGTTGACGTATTTCTTTGAGAAGGATTCGAATGTATGCAATAAAATATTTAGGGTCGATATGGAACTGCCTTCCGAACCGGACATGATGAAAGGCGGTGCAAGGAGCAATGAGTTCGAAGGAGTATCGGCCGTTGGTGCCTCGTCTACAAGCCGACAAAATAGTACCGGAGCACCAACCGAATCTGCGGCAAGTGCAATATCGGCGTTGAGTACGGTTACAAATAACGATGTATTAAACAGCTATATTGAAGCCGAGTCGGAGCGGGCTAAAAATGCCGCAATTGCGGCACTGAGTACGGTGACCGACGAAAACGTCCTAAATCAATATAAATCCAATATTAGAGAGGCGGTAATGAAGGCCATAGAAAGATTGAAAAGCAAGATGGCGACATCTACCAATGCAGCGAATAAGGTATTGGATGCCGCGTCGAGTGCCGCCGCATTAGCCGGTGCCACCAGCCCCATCGAATATGACCCGGAGCAAACAATAGACGGTGTCCGGTTGTCCGATATTGCTAAAATGTCACCCCATGATGCGCAAAAGGTGATACATGATTCTATTATATCTTCGGTCGCGGCATTGGCCGATGCCACCAGCCCCATCGAATACAAATCAATGCAGGACGATATAGACAGAATGACAAAGGAATTGGAAGCCCTACGTAATGGAGCGGCACCCGCAACCGATATAGATTCGGATACTAACAAGCAGTTCAATATATCCTATAATTTCCTCATGTCGGCCATGTCGATTTTCAATATGAACTTTATGCTAAATGAAATCGCCAATGGGGAGAAATCCAAGAATTGCAAAATCGCCTTTTTCAAGATGCATCCAAGTTGCCGGAGTCAGGGACAAGACGAAACCCTCATCAATGTGAAAAAGCTATTCCGAAACCTGCATTGGAAACATATGGCGGGGCATTTTATATGGGTCTATTTCGCTTCCCTAATTACCACCTTTACGTTTATCAAATCGATTGCGAATTATGTATAATATTTTATTGTAAATGTCGCAGCAGGCATTTATAATAAATCGAAATGGGCCTTAAAAGTATTCCAGGTAATATAGCACCATCAAATAGGATAATATAGCCACCACAATCGAGACGACCCATATAGGGAAAACGGTTTTATTTCTATATCCCAGACCGAATTGCCTAAATCCCCCCTCCGGTGTATAAATAATGGCCGGTTTGAAATAATGGATGGCCATAATAATGGCCAAAAACAGCAATATAGATACACTCAATTTATGAATACGGACAATCTGTTTTATCGAATACATTATATATACTATACGAATAATTATCGCATTTTATCCTACCGATAATGATGGAAAGCGCATGGGGGGACCGTATTGAGGATATGTTCTTTGTATTTGAAGCAAATGCGATGGAATATACGACCCAACATTTCATTCCATTCAATTGGATACCCACCACCGCCACCATTCAATTCGGCGCAATCTTGTGGATGGGTCGAAGGAAATTGTCTAAGCTGCTCCAGTTTTTCATCTAAAACGGCAATCATTCCATCGTACCATTCTTGGGTAAAGGGGGTGCGCGGTTTGCATATATAGGAACAATTGCCGATTAGTTCGCGCCATGCGTGCTCGGCGGGTTTATAGGCCACCCCACCTTCGACCTCCTTATATCCATTAATCCATTTATCGTCTGATTGGTAGAGTTCTTCGAAACAGTGGGTCCAATTACCTGTGGTTTCTTTGACATCACTGTATCCACCTCCTATAAAATGCATGAAATAGGTTCTTAGATAATCGGCCTTGTGGGTTTCGCTCAAATAGGGATAGGCGGGGTGAAGGGGGGCTTCTTCTAAGATAAATTCGCCTAAATTATCGGGGGTCACTAATTGGATATTGGCGCCGGATACATTTTGGAGATGTTTGAGACATCTCTGGCGATTATTGGACATTTCATTGTGTCCGGTCCAAAAGACGTAAATCGTAGGATTCATCTATAGGGGGAATCCTACGATTGGTTTATACTGTTTTATGCGGGGATTATTTCTTTGGGTGTCTTCGGTGGCGCTTTGATACGTTTTTCTTGGATTTACGGGATTTTTTCGATTTACGCGATTTTTTCGATTTGCGGGATTTTTTCGATTTGCGGGATTTTTTCGATTTAGGGGATTTTTTGGTTTTTCTTTTTCCACCACTTCCACTAGATTTGTGGTCATCGTCATCGGTTTCATCATCAGAATCAGCAGGAGTTTCAACATCAGTTTCAACATCAGGAGTTTCATCAACAGTTTCGGCATCAGAATCAGCAACAGGTTTAGCAAGAGGTTCAACTCGAGAGAATAGATTTATTTGACCTCTTTCATTAATTTCTTTAATTTCATTAGCTAAACTATACGCTCCAGCTTCCCTCATACTATTTTTTTTATATCTTTCTCCCCTTTGTAGTCTAAGATTCTCCAAACGTTTTATTTTCTTTTCACTTTCTTCGGCTGCTTTTTTTTTAGCTTCTTTTTCAGCTTCCCTTGTCTTTCTATCATATTCTTTTCTTTTTTGTATTTTTTTTTCTATTTCTTCACGGATTTTCTTTTCTTCATCACTCAAATACTCCATTCTAGTGTTTATATATTAACCAAAGATTAATATACAACAATTCTAAATACAAACGCACCCCCACCCACCCTAATCATCACGGAAATCACCGGCATCTTCATCCCCATAGTAATTTCCGTCTAAATAATCGTCCCCGAAATTGGATATATCTACTCCTTCGCCATCGTGCTCCGCCGCCGCCTCGTCGGCATCCTCCCCCTCCAATTCATATATATCACGCTCCGCTAAGATGACCTCATCATTCGGGTCAATCGTATTATTGAGACGGTCGATTATTTCATTGCGCTCTCGTTCATAGGTCGCCTTGTCATATTCGACTAAACCCTTTTGCATCCCCACATTCCACCGACCCATTTTATACTGTTTTTCCAAGTTTTTCACGCGACGCTCCTCGGCGTCCATATCCCGAAAGAAATTCGTAATCAGGGATTTCTCGTATTGACGGGAGCGCGACATTTTGGCGCTGATTTCCTTATATGACAGGTCGACATACTTCTTGTTCTCATAATCGATTCCTAAGAAGGAAATCAGGAGCTCCGCGGTGCGTTTCTTCAAATCTTGGGTATTGCCGATTCGGATGTCGACTTCGAATGCATCGACGGCCTCTTCATAATCGAGGTCATCCTCGTCGGGCTCCTCCAATCTCACCGTTTCCACTGTTTCGCTAAAGTCGGTCGCCGCCGCAATGCGGGCTCGGCGGGCACGCTTGCTCTGCTCTACGTCGGCCCTCAGGAGGTCGCGGTCATCCGTCATCACAATATACTCGGAAATCACCGAATACCACAAGTATTTCACCAACATATACACCGTATCTTTGTCAAAGAGGAGATAAAAGGAATCACCCCCCTTGTGAATCGGCGTATAAACGGGAATATGCTCCAATAATATATTCAAATCGACCAATTTAGCCTGAGCGGCGACTAAGAGTTGCGTAATCACCGTATCTTGGTTGTATTTCAAAAGGGGTTCGTAATATTTCTGGATAAATCGCGCAACATCCTGTTGGTGATTCTTAGATAATTCCCAATGTTTAGGCACATTGACGCCCATATTCGCCGTCCTCTTAGACAATATCATCTCCGGATATACCCGGGTAATGTAATAGGCCGAATTCTTCACGAATTGAACAATACTGTATAGTCCCTCCTCGTACCGCAGACCCGACTCCGATTGGGCGCGGTCCATCGACCACGTGGTAATATGGCGGATAAATTCGTCCAGTTTATCAATGGTGCGCGACTTCAGATTCCCGTATTTGTCTAAGAAGGCGAATATTTCGTCATACATTCGCTGATTCGACCGGTATAAATACGCCTTTAGTGCACTTACGGCCTCGCTATCTTCCATCATAAATTGCTTGGGATTATGGGCACGAATAACGGTCAGCAAATGCTCGCGCAATTTCGCATCCACCACTTCGGAATCTTTGTTTTCTAAGAATTCCAAGAATTCCTTTAGTGCGTCGATGCCCGAATAGGGGGCGGCCCCCGGCACCTCCACCCGATTCCTATTATACACAATTTCCATCAATTGATTCAGATTTTCTATCGTAAACCGCTTGCCGTTCCTTTTGAGGAATTCGATTTTCTCCTCAATCGACCAAGACCGGATATAACCGGGTGGTCGCTCCCCGCACAATTTACGGAATTCTTGGGGAACAACCGCCGTGTCGGACCGGTCGAAATGGCAATAGTATATGAATGCACTATACACATTCTGCTCAAATGGCTCGGTCGGCAGTCGCGGACGGACAAACCCCGTCGGTTTGTCGTGGTAGAGGATGGGGGCAGTGGTGGCCGATTTAGTATCGGCTATTATCGCAGCCAAATCTTGGATAATCTTCAAATATTTCCCTATTTCCGCGTCTTCTTCTAAGAAATAGTCGAGCGTCGTCTTAGTATTTCGTTCATTGCAACACGCGTTTTGCAAGAAGGGGACATTCGCCGACGTTTTCAATAGGGCGTCTTTCGAAGCCACTATATGATTAATCAGCTCGAATACGCCGTAGGCGTGCATAATCACCTTAGTCTTAAATATACCCAACGTGTGTAATTGGTCTTTATTACCCCGGCGCAGGAGCTCTAAGAAATCGGCCTTCATTTCCGCCGACACATTATGGAGACTTTTCACCACCGTAAAGGGGACCAAGGGGGGTAAAAATTGCACCCATTTTCCGATACTATGGTCGGCCGGTATTGCCATCTCGGGATTGAGTATGAGGAATTCGCGCTTTTTCACATACAATTCGACCACATCGGGTCGGTCGACCAACATAGTTCCTAAGATTTCCTTGATGCTCCGTTGAATAACCGCAAGGGGCATTTTCTGTATTGAATCCCATGGAGCCACCGAACTCTTGGTTTTATTGACCACGCAGGCAATATAGACCATACCCGAGGTGTCTTCTTCGCCCCCATCTAGGGGGAATCCAGTGAAGGACCGGACACACCCCGGCGCCGTAATCTTGGGTTTAAAGGAGGGCGCAGTGACCTGTATAGCGACCAAAAGGACGGACGATACAATCAAAATGATGGTCTGGTTCCGATAGGTTTTATAGGGGAGTGGGCGCTTGCCCTTGTCCTTTTCCATTTTATCGGAGAATTTCTGATAGGCGGCCTCCTTCTTTATTTTCGTCTCAATGAGTTCGATGGATAGACGCAATACCAATTCTTCGATTCCGTCCCCCGGAATACCCAAATTACCAGTCAATGTGGCGAATATATTATACACTATTTGGGTCGTATCGTTTTCGAAGACGCGGTCCTTCTTCTTTAGCGCCTCCTCAATGACCGTTTTCAAATCCTTTTGCATGATTTCATGGGAAGTCATGCGGAAACCCTGGTCGTCGTAGGTCTCCTCCGTGGTGAAGTCGATTTTCCGTATAATATAACCACTATATTTGTCAACAATGGCATCGCCATCGTCGCTGATTTCGCCGTGAGTACGACACAGTGTATCTTGAACCGACTGATAACTGGCGGGGTCGGAGACAAAGGCGGTGGCCAATTCGGCGACGGATTTAGGCAATAATTTGACATTCGTATCTTTGCAATATAACCAGAATTCGGATTCGGCCAACTGCTCAGTGAGAGGCTCGCGACCATATTCCGTGATGAATCGGCAGAGGTCGTGCTGTTTCTTGGCGAAATCGTCTTGGGCCAAGATATAATCGCGAAGACGGAAATGGGGCGATTCTACGATTTCATCCGTCGATTTAGCGAAATGTCCCAATTCATAGGCGAAATTGTTGGCGCGATAAGCCTGGACTTCCTTTAGCACTTTACTCTTCATTAGCTGGCGCATCCCATATACAATTTGTTCCTCATAATCGGTATTGATTTTGTCGAGCCCCTTTTTGTATCGGTCATCGGCCTCCCCCAATAGCTTGTTTTTAGCGAGTTTTTTCAGACGGTCGGTCGCGCCGTCGTTCTCCTCGCATACCGAATTCGACGTATTTTTGAAGCAGATTTTGCTCATATTGCAAAACAGGGTATTGTTGTCGACAAATGTGTCTTCGTCGACCGTTTCATCGCGCACCCAGTAATCTTTGACCCGCTTATAATAATGGACGACCTTGCGCGATTCGCCCTCTAGCTCGATTTCCCGTTTTTCCGCGGCCGTCAGTTTATCGCCCGATTTCGCATCGGGTAAATGGGGTTTCAGAGTCAGTATCGCATATTCGCCGTCTTCGACCCGCTTTTTCCCCGAAACCAGCGTTTTCGCCATTTCCTCCGACTGATTGGGCGGCACCTCGTGTTTAACTACCAACGATTCCGATAAAAATCCGATAAAGTCATCCGCCGACATTTTCTTCCGCTCATCTTTGTATTTAGCCAAAATCTCATAGGGCGTATCGTCAAATTCGGCGTCGTAAAAGACCTCTTCTTGGTTGTCGTGTTGCAATTCGGCCAATGAATTGTATTTTTTCGTGAGGAATCGCCGGGCACAATCCGAGGCCTTTATTTTGGCGACACTTCCCATATCACCTATGGTCGGTAGGTCGACGGAATCGGCGAAATTGTCGGGCAATACCAAGCTCAGTTTATCTTGGGAAATCAGTTTTTGCAGTAATACACCACTATCTTGGGACAGAACATCGGACAAAATGGCTGACGATTCGACATATCGCCGCGCCACCTTGTCCCCCTTTAGGTAATCTAGGCGATATCCATCAACAAATGCGGTCTTCATGTTTTCCGTATCTTTCATGAGCCGCTCTAATCCCGAGACCACAATATCAACATTGTATTTGGTGTTTCGTATAGTGGAGAAATCGACGGCCTTTTGGGCGACCTCTTTCGCATGTTCCTTTAGGCGTTCTTTGATGAAATATCGGATTTCCATATATTCGGGATAAGTAATATCATTGACGTGGACTAAGAATGGCTCTAATTCGCGGACAATATCGACCATATTCAACTTATTTTGTATATAGGGACGAACGAGGCGAATCAGTGCCCGCGTATTTGGTATGACCGATTTCAGGAACTTTAGGAATTTGTCCGATTCCGTTAAAAGGGTGTCGGCGATTCCATATTCCATTGTTTCCGATAGAAAATTCATGTGGTATTTTTCGCCCAGTTTTTCGTGGTCGACTTCTTTGTCGAATTTGGTGACCGTATATTCATTGATAGTGACCTGGTTATTTAGGAGTCGGAAAAGGAGGGGCGGATTGGCCGCGAGAGACGTGCGCTCTGCAATATTGGTCGATGGCAGCTCGGTTTTACTATACGTCATGACACTTTTAGGCATTGTTATAATGGATTCAATGGACATCGATTCGGAATTGCCCAAATTCTTTCGTAAATAGACCGTCTTTCCCGATTTCTGGATTTCGGGTAATAGAATCGTATCGGCCAAATTGTAGCGTTGTATCACGAATTTGCGCCGGGCATATTGGTCGTCTTTCACGACGGTGGATTGATAATCGCCGAAATTGTGGACAACGGTTTCGAGGTTTTGCTTTACATCGACGTCTTCGGCTACTAAATGGCCGGGGTCGGGATGTTTTGTATAGGGGGTCGTAAACGGGTCCATTTTATTGGCCGCGTCGATATATTTAGGCACTTCTCCCACATTCCGATTTTCGTAATAATAGGTTTGTATGTCCATTTGTCGGGACAAATCGTCGCCCAATACAATTGGTATGGCATCATCTGGACCGGCGTCCGCGTCCGTATCAGGACCAGCGCCTTCACCCCTATACAGCTCATCGAAATAGACCTTTTTAGCCAATTTCACCTGAGGAACCACCCATTTTAACTTAGTGTCCATATTCACTAAATGGTCGACAATCGGTTTATGGTCGGGTCCGTGGATTTTCTCTTGGACAATCATTCCCGCCGCGTCGAATTTAGAGTATTCCTTCCGCAATTCTTTGTATCGGACAATAATACGATGTATATTATCCATTACCAACTTGGTACGTTGACTCGTCGGTATAGTAGACAGCAACTCATCCATTAAATTATTGACCTGGGCATCAATGGTATATTTCTTATCGCGCTCGGCGACTTCGACTAATTGCTCAAACGTCTCCTCTTCCTCACCGAAGACGACTTCGCCGGAATCCAAATAGAAATCATGCAGGGTCGACCGTATATTTTCGTCAGGCTCGGCCGATTCGGGAATGGAAATGACATACTCGCCGGTTTCGGTCACTTCCATAGAGGCTAAATCGTCCACTTC